AGGATTGCCGCTAACAGTGCCGTCGCCGTCGCCGGAGCCGTAGCCGTTGCCGTTGCCGTAGCCGTTGCCGTAGCCGTTGCCGTAGCCGCAGCCGTAGCCGTTGCCGTAGCCGTTGCCGTTGCCGTAGCCGTTGCCGTCGCCGTCGCCGTAGCCGCAGCCGTTGCCGTCGCCGTAGCCGTCGCCGTCGCCGTAGCCGCAGCCGTTGCCGCAGCCGTAGCCGTAGCCGTAGCCGTTGCCGTTGCCGTTGCCGTTGCCGATAAGCCGGAACATCACAGACCCCACTGGTCGTTAACCGGTACGCAGAAAATCTCTGCGCCCTCGGGCAAGTCCACGCCGTTGGGCATAGGCTTGAGCGTCACTCTGCTGCTCTTGGGGGTTGCAATTACGCCATCGAACCCGATGGATTCCCACCGGAATACATGCACCGCGCGGTCGAGGCGGATGCGGCCGTTCTGACGGGTGACATCACCTGCAAAAATCCAGCCTCGATCCACGACCACCACGGCGCGGTTGCCGGTGATGCGGGGTACAGCATCTGCTGCGGGGATGTAGTCGATTCCGTTGATGTTGATTGTGTTGCTCATTTCAATTTTCTCCTTTGGTTAAAAATTACTTGATGCCGTGTGCGCGTTTGATCGGTTCACCAGTCGCGGCGCAGTGACCACAGAGGGTGCGCCCTCCATCGCGTTGCTTTAATTGCGGCTCACGCTCCGCAAGCGCGGCGCGTAGGGCGTTGTGGTGCGCCTTGTATTCACGAATGCTGGCGTTGTGTTTGAACATATCTCGCAACACAGGTAGGGTCACTTCTGGCATAGCTTCGGTGACATACGCAGCGTACGCCTTGAACTCTGGCGTTCCTTGCTGAATTGCTCTTTGCATCCACTTGTTCATATTTTCCCCTTCGCTTGCGCTTTGCGCTCTTCCATAAAACGCTTGAACCAGTCCAGCAGCAGGTTCGCGGTCACGTATTGGAGATTGGCCTTGTGCTTGTTCAAAACCTTCTCGCAGTCGTAGCAGACCTCCTTGATGTCAGGCGTCTGGTGCGTCTCCAGCAGGTCAGCGAGGCGGTCGGTGTTTTTGCCGCAAACGTCACAGCACTTCATGCCTGCCCCCCGTGTCATTGCTCACCCCTTGCTCTGATGGCGGATGCGATTCTGTGGGCTTCTTCGCTGGTGAACTCATAAGGCTCCTCTGCCAGCTTCGCACACGCCTCACGCTCATGTGCTGCAACAAGTGCGGCGAAGCGTTCAAGTTCATGCACCATCAGTAGATGTGGAGTTTCAATTGCCTGTTTAATTCCAGCCTCTTTCGCCATCTTGATAATGTCGTCTTTATCCACCGTTCTTCTCCTTTAATTTGGCTTCTAAATAACTTGCAAACGCTTTGCACCAGCCTTCCGGGTCATCGTTCCAATCCTGATTGGCATCGTATTCAGCGTGACAAAACGCATCGTGAATGTCATCGCTGGTAAGCCCGACCCATTGACCAGACGCAGCGTAAAGTTTTGCGCCGACCTTAATTTCACTTGCGTCATCCCATGCCACACAAGGCCTGCCGTTTGTTTCAATTCGATAAACATGAGCTACAGGCTTTGGTTCCCAGTTCTCGCACTCGCACACATACCGATCAGCGTTGTGTGAAGCGTTGCGGTCAAAGCCATGCGGTGCATCTGGATGGGTTTTGCAGGTTATCTCGGCCATAGATATGTCGCTGCTTGAAATGCGCCAGCGTCCACTAATGTTTCTTCGTCGATCTCACGCCCACCGGGAAGCACAAACACGTTCTTTTTGACGTAATGGGGAACAATAGTGATCTTCTCGAAAAGATACACCTTGACCCAATCACGCTCTTGTTTCGGTTCTTGTTTTTTCATGTTGAATTCCAAAAGGGTTATTCCATAGGAAAGGTTTGTTTCTGTTTTGTAACTTGATTTCGACTGCGTTATAACCGTATGCCCTGCCAATCTTTTTAGCAACCGATGACTGATGTGAAAGCAGCCTTCTTGTGATCTTGCCCTCAGCTAACAAAGGAATCAACGCGTTTTGGATCAACTTCGGACTTATCTTCATCTTCTCGGCCAGCTCTTTCACTGTCACCGGGTTGATTCGCTTTTGCATGTACTTTAGACAGGCTAATCCACGATCAATCTTTGCCTGCTTCTGAAGTCTTGTAAGACTCATTTATCAGCTCTCCTTTGTGCTGCTTCGTTCGTGTATTTCGTGCCGTAGCGCCTTCTCAATTTCTCAATGTTGTGCTCAAGAATTCTGTTTCGGTTAAGGCCGAGCTTTTGTCGTATGCCCTCAAGGTAAAACTCAATGTCGCCCAACTCCTCAATCACGTTGTCGATGTCTAAGGGTTTTTGGTAGATCGCCCACTTCTTGATTGCGTCTAACAGTTCCCCAGACTCCCCAGAGACTCCGATGGACATGTGCAAAACAAAGGCTTGATCCGGGCTGAGATCGTCGAGGATGTCGCATCCGGGCTTTGCAAGTGCAGTGACTAATTCTGTGTAATTCATATCTTCTCCTTTAATAAATTAAATGCTGTTGCTGCCACTGCTGGAACTTGTCCATTTCCAATGGCTTCAAGTTGCTCCATCCGGTAGGCCATCCCATCAGATATTCGCTCGCTTCCGGCGTTACTTTCCCAAACGTTTTTTTCCACGCAACACATGAAGGCCATTTCTGCATTGAATCGGCGCAGTAATTCGCTTTTGTTGTTGGCGTATGCAAGAAGCCAATATCGCTCCCGAACGTGGTCAGCACCCACGTCTTTCGCGCTAAGGGAAATTGCTTTGGTTTTGTAACCCATCTGCTCAAGGTCGTCTGCTGCCGCGTCAATTGCAACTCGGCTGACGTTTTCGGCAAAGACGTATGAGGGAGCGACATCTGCCACGACTCGACGCATTTCCGGCCAAAGATCGTCGGCGTTATTTTTCCCTGATGCTGCCGTGCTGTATGCCTGACAAGGAAAGCCTCCAGTGATGATGTCAACAAGGCCTCTCCACGGTCTGCCGTCAAAGGTACAAATGTCATCCCATATCGGAAACGGGGGTCTAAGGTGTTTATCATTTTGTCGCTGGACGAGAACGCATCTGCGGTACTCATCCAACTCAACAGCGCATATTGTCCTAAACCCGATAAGTTGCGAGGCAAGCAAGCCTCCACCAGCGCCCGCGAAAAGAGCCAACTCATTCAAAACAAAGCCTCCTCAATGGTTTTCAAAATGTCGCGCTTCGTGACTTTCTTTTTCTTAACCCACTTGCCTTTTACTAACGTCTGCTGAAACGGCCAGTTAGGATGTTTTGCTAGCTTTTTCGTTGGTTCATTCATATCGCCTCCGTAAAATTACATTGTCGTAAGCCTGCTTTTTCCCGCAAAGCGTTTACCGATGGTCGGCTGATTTGGGCTGATAATCGGTAGGCAATCCCCCAACTTCCTGAACGTACTGCTGGCTCTGTCTGTCGAACCAAAGTTTCGCCACTCCCTCCCATTCACCGTTACGTTGTTTCTCGAAAGACAGGAAGGCATCAGGGATGGAATGGTCTACTACACCATTGGCCTCAAAATCACGCTCCTTCGATTTGTTTCTGTGCATGAGGATTACGTTGTCCACTTGATCTGCGACGCTCCCAGAGCCCTTTAGATCGTTTTTAGAGGGTGTTTTGTTGTCATCGCTTTGTTTCCTGATATGGTGAACCAAATGAATGTGAATATTCTGATCTCTCGCAAGGCCGCACAGCTCGTCTGTAAAGTTCTTCTGTGCGTTGTAATCGTCCTCGCCGCGAACGCACTTCATTAAGGAATCAATGAAGTAATGCTGGCAACCGAGCATCGTCTTGCAGTAAACACCGACTCCTAGAACTTGAGGTGGGCTTACAGTTCCCTGTACATCGTAAAACCATAGTCGGTCTTTGACCCATTCCTTGAACTTCTCGTGAGCCTGTAAGGTAGGAAATGACATCCGCGACCACTGACGCACCATCCGCTTGAGTGTCCTAACCGGCTTCATTTCGAAAGAAGCGATCACCACCTTTTGGTTTTGATGGATCAGGTGCAGAGCGATCTGTCCCGCGAGAAGGCTTTTGCCAGATCCGTTTTGGCCTGCAAGCACAGTGACCTCACCTAAGCGGTAGGTGAACTTGTCTTCGAGTTTTGCAAACGGCATGACAATGTTCGGCTCTTCCGACGGATTCCTCATCTCCTCAATGAGGTCGTCCATACAATCTTGAGCAGGCCTGACTTTCACAGATGCTTCCATCTGCTCGTACCACGCTTTGTAGTCGAGGTTCTCGAGAATCATGCGTCCACCTCCGAATCCCAGTAAAGACCGGGGGCGTAGTTAGCTATCACGCGGGCGGGCGCACATATTTTTAGAGCTTGCAAGATAAGGTGGACGTGATCGGGATCGCCTCCAGTGATATGCACCCGTAGTCCTCTGACCCACCTAAAGTCTCGGTCTTTAGGCTCAACGACAACAACGGGGTAATCCGGGTCATCGTCTGGCTGTCCAACAAAGTCGATAAAAACAGCTTTGGGTGGTTTGCCTGCAAGCTGTAGGTTGTTGACGAAGTCGTGGCCTTTCATTACGTTGCCCTCCGATTTAGATCGTTCATGTTTGAAGGGCTGCTGACTTGCACTACATTGCCACGCTTTTCTCTAAGCACCCAATTCTTGAAAGCTCGTGACCAATCCCTTTTCTCCGCATCTCGGCCTTTCTTCTCCAGCCAATAAGCCTTGAAACTAAAGATGACATGCTCTGGTTTCAGATCCGGCCTTTCCTTTGCCATAAAAGCCAGATCGTCTGCACTCGGCATCCAATCTTCAGGGAGACGCGTAGCTTTTGGGGATTTGGTTGTCTCTCCCTCTCTCTCTTTCTCTCTCTCTCTCTCTAGAGCATCATCTTGATATCCATCTGATATCACGTTGATATCATCTTGTACAACCCAGTGTGAAAGCCTTGAAATGTCAGTTTTTAGCTGTTGCGACGACAATCTAAGCCTAAAAGCAAGGGTTTCAATGTCAGGAAGCTCACCTTCGTTCTCGCTAGCAATCACCCAAAGCATCACAAGCGTTTTAGCGGCTTTTGAGTCTAAATCGTGCCACTCTTTGTCATCAAGAATGTCTCTATACAATTTGATCCACGGAGGTCTTCGATTGTGAAAGTGCTGAAATCTATTCCAGTTTTTAATCTTCATTTTTATCAGCCTCCTTGATTTGTTCGTAATAGAACTTTCGGCTGATTACTTTTTGCTGCTCGGCTAATTGGCCTATTTGATAAGTTAATTTGTTAAGCGGGCTATCAAGTTTTTCATCAATATTGATACCGCAATATCCAGCTATTAAGCAAGCCAATTCATACCGATGAACTTTTAATGTAGGGATCAAACCGATGACTTCATTCAAAAATTCTAGTTCATCATGACTTTGTAAGTGGCATTCCGCGCAGAGAACATCAAGCTGGCAAATGCTGTAATCCCAAACGTCCTTGTTAGGAATGTATTGCTTATGGTGAACATGAAGAGTTTTTTCATCTTCTCCGCACAAAATGCAAGAGAATCCATAAAACTCAAGTGCTTGCAAACGCTTTTTTTGCCATCTCGGGTCGAGATATTGGCTACGATAAGACTTCGCCACGCGAACCTCCATCAAGGTAGTCATCACTGAAGGAGCAAAGGGCAGGCGGGTGATGAGTCCGCTTTTCCCCCCGTCGGGGTATCCCTTGCGATTACAACTGTATCAGTCTAAATCAGAATTCAAACACCTTGCAAGTCCACCCGGCTTTTAACTTGCCCCATCCGTGAACCTCGATCTTCCACCCTGCCTTAAGGATCGCTGGCAGATGCTCCGATTCCTTAATCTTCCTGATCCTTGCGTTGACATTCCCTCTGGAGGTTGTCTGCACCAGCAGCGTCTCAGTGTCCCTGATAGCTAGGATGTCGCCGATCCCGAAGAGGTCTTGCCTGATGCGAGCATGTGGGTTCCACTTCTCGACGATCTGACAGACATAGCCTTCTTGCCTTAGTTTCTCTAGGCTTCGTTGCATTGGTGATTTGCCGCTCATGGTGTAAAACCTACCTTTCGTCTGCTGGCTGTAGCGTTGTGTTTTAGGGCGTATATAGTGGTGAAACGAGGTGAAATATGAACGAAGATTATTACTTTGACAGGATGCTATATGAACACGACAGAGAAAGAGAAGAAGATGAGCTTGCTGAAAGACTGGCTGACAGCGATAGTATTTGGGATTTTGTTTGGGACGATGATGTTCCTGTTTATAAGATAGAACGTTTTTACAGGATAAAACGATATGCAGAAAGTTTACGAAGCAATAAGCAAAGTGATGAGTGCGATCTCCAAAGCAGGGATCGCCAAACAGAGGACTAACGAAGCTCAGCGATACCAGTTCCGCGGTATTGACGATGTATATAACGCAATGGCTCCGATCCTTGCGGAGCATAAACTGTGCATCCTTCCTCGCGTTACAGACCGTCAGGTTGTCGAGCGTGTCAACAAGTCTGGCACTGCTTTGTTCTACGTCACGGTCTCAATGGAGTTTGCTTTAGTCTCCGGCGAAGATGGCTCTAGCCACGTTATATCGACGATTGGCGAGGCTATGGACTCAGGTGATAAGGCAACTAACAAAGCAATGTCAGCGGCTTACAAGTACGCTCTCATGCAGGCCTTTTGCATTCCCACAGAGGGTGATAACGACAGTGAGAATCAGACCCACGAAGTTAAGGTGGACACCATTGAAAGCGATCTACAAGCAATTGCCGTAGCTAGCAGGGAAACGTTAAAAGCAAAGTTTTCCGAAGCCGTTGCGAATCACAAAGAGTCAGCGGAAAAACTCAAGCGAATAGAAGCAGCCAAAGACAAACGCAAGAAGGAGCTAGGCCTGTGAGACCCGTTTACGAAACAGAACTTGATAGAAAGCGAGAATTAGCCGTCGCGCAAGCATTTGCTGATCGCTTTCACTACGACATCTACAGGCTTCCCAAATTCTACGAAATGGACTTTGCTGCTTACCAGAACGGTCAGCTTGTTAAATGGGTAGAAGTCAAAACAAGGAACTGTAAGTCCACTGACTACAACACTTATATGTTGGATTTTGGAAAGTTACGATCTGCCATCAGCATACAAAACGCGTCGCAAAGATCGGTCGTTCTTGTTGTCCAGTGGACTGACACAATGAAGTATTGGACGTTTCGTGTTGGCTATCCAATCCTACCCGGAGGTCGCACAGATAGAGGAGATCCCGATGATGTTGTTCCTGCTGTTCATATTCCTATTCATCAATTCATAGCCGTATGAAAGATCCACATAAAGCCGTTGATTACATCCTTAAACATGCTCGACAGTTCGCCGATGCCAAAGCTCAACGCGTTTATCTCGAGGAGTTCAGGAAGTCTAAGAAGGCTATTCTCATGAAGGCTAGTCTTGAGAACGCTTTAGGTGCTCAGGAAAGGGATGCTTATGCTCACCCAGAGTATCTCAAGCTCTTAAAAGCATTAGAAGCTGCTGTGCAGATCGAAGAGAAGCTGCGGTGGGATCTAATCGCGGCTCAAGCGAGGATCGAGATCTGGAGGTCTGAACAAGCAAACATGAGAGCCGACATCAGGAACACACAATGAACTGGAGATCTAAGAAACTACTTGAGGCTTGCAGAGATCTTCCCTGTGGTCTTTGTGGTGTCGAGGATGGAACAGTTGTCGCCGCTCACTCTAATCAACAAAAAGACGGTAAAGGAACCGGCATCAAGGCACATGACTTTCGGGTCGCGGCTTTATGTTATCGGTGTCACATGCAAATAGATCAAGGAGGTGCAGGCAAAGAAGAGAAAAGACAAGCATGGGAAGAAGCACACAGAAAGACGATTGGATTGTTATTTGAACGAGGAATCTTAGATGTCATCACTAAATAAAGTTATGTTGATTGGTAACGTAGGCAAAGACCCTGAGTGCCGTTACACAGAGTCAGGTTCAGCCGTAGCGACTTTAAGTCTGGCAACCACAAACCGCTGGAAGAACAAACAAGGCGAGCAGCAAGAAGAAACAGAATGGCATCGTGTTGTCGCCTACGGGAAGCTGGCAGAGATCATCGAGAAGTACATTGATAAGGGAAAGCCTATCTACATAGAGGGACGTTTACAGACTCGGAAGTGGACAGACAAACAAGGTATTGACAGGTATACGACTGAGATCGTAGCGGACATCATGCAAATGCTCGGGCAAAAAAATAAGTCTGAAGAGCCCGCATTCTGATGGAACAGGGAACAGAGGAGTGGAGGCTTGCAAGACTAGGGAAGGTGACAGCTTCCCGTGTCTCAGATGCAAGGTCTAAAAAGGGAACGGCTACCAGAGCGAACTACATCGCAGACATCATCGCGGAACGACTCACAGGAACGGTAGCCGAAACATTTACAAACTCTTATATGGAGTGGGGAACACTGAATGAGCCACTTGCAAGAGCTGCATATCAGATACGAACCGAAAGGTGGGTGGAGCAGATTGCTATCGTCGATCATCCGACGATCCATAACTTTTCAGCATCGCCTGATGGTCTTGTTGGTGACGGGCTCATCGAAATAAAGTGCCCCAAAACTTCGACGCACATCTCTTATCTGACCTCGGGCGAAGTACCTACAACCTACAAGAATCAGATGCTTGCACAGATGGCTTGTACGGGCCGTAGATGGGTCGATTTCGTTTCCTTTGATCCTAGACTGCCCGAAAGACTACAGCTCTTTGTAGTGCGTTTTGAGCCGTCTGAGGAGGACATTAAAAGTCTTGAAACGGACGTTGTTAATTTTCTAACTGAAGTGGATAATTTAATGGAGCGACTATGCACTGGAAGGAATTGATTGAAAGCCAACGATCCCCACGAACCTTCAGACCTGTTGAGGAGATCTGGCGAGAACACGGCTGGAGACCACCCTCCACAGAGTGCCCAGACACCATTGAAAAGCACCGAGCTTTTAGAGCGTGGTCAATGGCTGGAGATCATCAAGTCGGTGAAGTCCAGTGATCGATCGGAGATTACGCAGGCTTATGAGGCTGCTATGCCGTATGTCGTTGCGGACTGGGCTAACTGGCTTTTATCGAAGCCTCGTGCGGCTCGGCTACCGCTGATAGAAAAGATCGCAAAACACCACGGGGAAGCAGTGGGTGAGATGGTGAAAGAAGCCCTCACCCGCTTGCATAAAGAGAAGATTCAGCGACGCGACGCTTAACCAGACCGGGAAGAACTTTTCCGCCTCCCTTTGTCCACATCATAAAAGCCTTAGCGGCTCCCTCGTAATCGCCGCGGTCATTCTTCATTCTGATCGTAGATCGCTGGTAATTTCCTAATCCAGCGTTGTAAGCAAAACTGACCACAGCGTCAAAGCGTGACTGACTGCTAGCCAGATTAGGAGACATTCTAAGAACACCGCGTTCAAAATATTGGAGATCGCTCTCAAAAAGGCTATCGACCTCCGCTTTCGGCCAGTCTCTACTATCGCCGGGGCTAAGTGCGTATTCCTTCCTAAGAATGCCTGCGTAGCCGTTTTTACGCTCATTAGGGAGCCTTATCTGATCTTGATATAGGACATGACCGTATCCCACCGTCCAGAGGCTTGCAGGGCATAAATAAGGCCTTAGACGGCATCCCTCAAACCTGTGCATTAAGTCGATGCCAGCTTGCCCTGTTTTCATTTCTTCCAGCTGCGCGACCCAAACCAAAAGCCTATGATGCCGCCTAGCATTGCCATTTCATCATCACTAAAGATGATCTCCGCGACCTTGATGAGATCCTCCATCGACTGAACTAAATGGGGATGATTCCAGACGTAGTAAGCAAGAACCGCATTCACCGCGATAAGCTCAAGAATCAGCAGATAAGTGACGTTGGGTCTGACTGTGCCAATGTAATTAACAACCCACTTGCTCGACTTCTCAATGATCTGTTTGTCATGATCCAGCGCAGCCACAGTCATTTGTGCATCGGTCTGCATTGCTATCTGATCGGTTCTTATTTCCTCGATTCTCTGTTGAGCAAGAAAGCCTTCTTTCGCTAAGGCAAGCTCACGCTCGGACTGAACTCTTGCAAGCTCAAGCTCGTGCGCCTGATCGGCTTTGTTTTGAAAGTAGTCAAGAAGTTTGGGGAGGCCGGAAATTAAAAGACCGCCGAGGGTCGAAAGTAGAGATAACACTATTTACTCCCTTTTAGACGCTCCCGTTCCTCAAGAAGCCTTACTTTGACTTGTAGCTCTTTGATATGCTGCATGAGTTGTTCTTTCTGAATCTGCCTGCGCTCGGCACTAATTGGACTATCAGTGGGCGTTCCTTCTTTGGTAATCAACGCGGGCATCTGGCCTTCAATCTTTGTAAGACGTTCAGAGAAAGATGCAACCTGACCGAGCAGCCACGCAAGCGCAGCCACTACGATAGGTATCACTGCTTTGAGAACATCTGACCACGCCATTATTTATCAACTTTGGCATCGAGCTTGTCAAAGATCCTGCTTAACATGATCTTGATCTCGGTAATGTCTTGCTGATAATCAGACTTTAATACATAAGTATGGGGCAGACCCTTTTCCAACTCACCTAGATCCTTTTGCAGATCTTTCTGGGCTTCCCACAGAACACGAAAGAACCAACCAGCCACGGCGCACAAAACACCGAAGAGACCGTTAATCAGATTTTGACTTTCCATAGTAGTCGAGATTCCTAATCAGCCGTTCATCATTAGGAGACAGTCTGACTGCCTCGGCTCCGTGTCGTATGGCTTCGTCTGTGTAGCCTAAATTGTAAGCAGAAATCGCTGCTAAGTCATGTGGCTTGAATCCCCACACCTCGGGGTCACAAGTATAGACAAGCTCTTTATCTTTTATTTCTAAAGCCATCGTCGCTGCGTGATAACACTCTCTCCACATCGACTTCGTGTAGTAGGACATCGCAGCGTCCACCCACGGCTCTCGAGTTCCCGGAGCCTCGGCTATGGACATCCGAAACCACTTCAGAGCTTCCCAGCCGTTGAGTTTGTGGTCATAGGCCTTGCCTAACAGTCGCATCGCATAACATCGCTCGTTCGGCCACGTCGCTTCTGGCATGTTCAGATACGTCTTTAAAGCGTCTATAGCCTCATCCCAGAGATGGTAGAAGGTAAGCTCACGGGCGAAGTAGAAAGCGTTTCTAGGGCACCTAGGATCCTCTTTGACGGCCATCCTGAGCAGGTCTAGATACTGCCCTCGTGACTTAGTGGGATCGGGATGGTGAGAAACAAGAAGCATGTCTGTTTGGGCATAGACTTCTTTAGTTCTCTGATCGGGCCTCGGGTACTCATGAACCGGGTGGTGCCAGTGGTAGCCCTGCCGATGATGGATCTTCTCGTAGTAAAAGAGGATGTTTTGCCCCCAGTCGAACTTGTATCTAAGCCGAGTGGTTTCTAGAGTCCAGACCCTTTCTATTTCCTCGCGCCATCCCGGCTCAAGAACCTCATCGAGGTCTAAGGAGACACAAACATCGTAGTCGCCGGGGATGAGACATAAAGCCGTATCCCTTGCCATATCGAAACGCCACGGCTTAACAGAGATGTCGTAGACCGTAGCGCCGCATTCTCTGGCTAGGCTTGCTGTGTTGTCTGTAGATCCTGTGTCAGCGATCAGAATCAGATTAGCGTCCTTAGCTGAATCACAAAATCTTTTTACAAACTGCTCTTCGTTTTTTGATATTGCGTATACGCATATTTTCATGTCGTGTATCCATTGTTTTATATAGAATCTGCGCCTACAGAATCGCTAGGAACAATCCACTGGCAAGTTGCTTCGTCTAATACTGCGTCTGGTGTTGGTTTTGGTGGGATAAAAGCCTCTCGTTGGGGATCGTAGGTGTAGCCGATGCCTGCGTAGTTCTTGCGGAAGTTGCCGTTGTAGCTGGTCTGCTTCCACGTTCCACCGAGCAAACGCTCACAGAAGGCTGCGCCGATGTATTCCTTCTCCACGCCGAAAGCATCAGCCGTGTCTTTGTTGTCTACAACGATCACTTGTGTAACAACATTGTTTTCGTCGATTTTTGCGTAGTGAGCCATCACGCCTCCAGTTTCAATCCGGTTAAGTCCATCTCTTCCCCAACCGTACCAACAGGGAAGGTATTAAACGATAAAGATATGCGGGTTGTTTCACCCTGCACATTAGGAACCATATGCGTTAAAGATGAGGGAAACAGAATCAATCTTCCGGCATAAGCCTCAAACCACCATGATTCCGAGTTATAAGGATTCCACTGATCTGGCGGAAACTTGATCTGCTGCCAACCGTCTTTGTAGAAATAGATTCGGTCATTAGGATTGGTCTGCACATAAAACACGCCTGAGATATACGAATTGGGATGTGCGTGCTTGTGGTGGTACTGACCTTGCTCTGAGTAATTGCACCAGCTTTGTGTAATGCGTAGGCTTACATTGTGCTTAGGGTTGATCGTGGCTTTGAAATACTCAGCAACGCTATCTTCAATGAATGAGCGTAGGCTTGTCATCGCCGGATTGCGAAGCACGAAGTTATCCGTGCTTGTCGTGTTACCCATATTCGGTCTGGTCTCAAGCTCACGAATGAAAAACAACTCCTCATCGCTTAACGGGCGACCGAGATCGGCAAAACCTACCGCTGTGGGGAATAGGTTATGCAATTGCATCTTCAATCTCTTTCATCTTGATACCCATTTCCTCTAACTGCTCTGGCAACCACATCGTAGGAATTGACTCTTCAAACTCCTTGATCTTGTCCATCACCCAGTAAACCTCATCCATACTCGGACAGGGGCGTGGATCATCCCAGCGTGTGAATTGATTGTTTGTGATTTCCCACTTAGCACCAGGGCGAAGCATGTGCATCGCCGTATCAATGCCGAGGAACCTGTAG